CGTATGCAGTACTACCTACAACATTACCGGAGCTATCAACCCTCTTGGCTTGACTGAGGATGATTTGTATTTCACCATCCTCTAGGGTCGGCTCCTGGTCGGTCGCTGCATAAGCCTTTACTAAGGCTAGTGCTGTGGCAAGATTCATTTGCGCAAGCCTCCATAGCTAAGGCAGGAGCGACACTAGCGGCAGCATGCGTAGCCCCGCCCCTGCCCTAGCGACCGATGTGGCACCAGAGGTGCCTAGGAAGCCTTCTGCGGGCTTGCGGTGGCCGAGACGGTAGCGGTGCCCATACGGGCCGTCTGAGGCTCTGAGCCCTCCACAGAGAAGGACTCTGCGTTAGCTCCGTGGGAGCCCTCAGTAGCCCGGGGCGAACCATCATCGTTCAAACCCTGGTCGCTCCGAGTGGCACTAATCTCCTTATCGGTTGCGTACCGATAACCGAGATTACCCCTAACCCTCACCACGCCCATTTCATCTTCGGTAACCCAATCGCCAGGAACATCATGCGTTCCACCATTGCGATTGGTAAGCCAGACAGGCTCTCCGCTAGCGACAGGATCAAAGTCCTGCATTTCTTCGGGAGTAGGGTCGGCGGTTGAATGCCTCCGAGCCCTACGCATTTCCTCTGCCGTGTCGTTAGAAGGTGCGCCTTCTTCTACTGCCTGGTTATGCGTATCCTTAGTAGCCATTTCAAAGTCCTTTCTAGTGGGTATCGGAGGAAAGTATGCCAAAGTACTAAGCCAGCATTACAACGCCAGCAAGGTCCCGAAGCTCCGCAACACCGTAAAGGACATCAAACGTAACCTGCACGCCAAGAGCATTAGCGTTATAGCTAGTAGTCATACGCAATGAAACGCCACTGTCAGGATCGGCATAGTTCCGCTGATCTACCGGCGCACCTCCACCATCGGTAGGCATGCCCCGCATTGCAAGCACCGCAAAGTCGGGAGTGACCATGAGATTCTTAGTGGAGTTTGGTGCGCCGGCAACCACAGGAACAAGGTTGCTCTGACTAATGGTTGAGCCATAGAGCCGACCAACCTGCGCTTCACGGAACGCACCAGGGTTAGTATTAGAGAAGTACGTTGCAAGGGTGGAATCACCAAGCAGCGCAATGTAATCCTTAGCGCTAAGGACAGCGGCAAGGTCCGTAACGTCAACGTTGGCAGCCATCAACTTCTGTAGAGCCGCCCTAAAGATGGCAGGAGTAAGGTCCGTTCCGCTCGTGCCAACTGACTGAGACAAGCCAGTGTAAAGCGCAAACAAATCAGACTCAATAGCCTCCGCAAGTGGCGTCACTGCATTGCGCAGATACCGCCCCATAACATCCTGGTTCTGCTGAGCCCTTACGATATCCTCAACTACGAACGTAACTTCCTTGTGCTTGTTCAGCGTAACGTCAATGTTGCTGTCCGTAGGAACCTGCAAGGTGACGTTAGTGTTAGCTGCCTTGTTATTGGCAACGAACGTACCAGGAACAGGGATATGCAAAATATCGCCCTCCGTAAAGGGTGCGATATCACTGTCCTTAGTCACAAAGTTGGCAAGCACAATCCTATTCTTGAGGGCCAGGAGTGCTTGGTTCGCCCAAATCTCGGGAATAAACTGCTGAGCAGAGGTGACAGTAACGTTAGCCATAACGTCCTTCTATCTATTCGGTAGTGATACGACCTTGCCTTGCAGCAAGTTCAATTTCATCCTTATGTTCCCGATAGAAGATGGGATCGGCAATTTGATCCCTGGTAAACGTAGGCAAGCCAGCGCTTGTCCTTTGTCCACCATCGCCACTAGCGGTATAGCCACCACCCTTTAGGTAATCGTGGCTTGCCAGCAATGCTGTAACTGCCTCCGCTGCTCCCTTGACTTCCCCATCATCGGAGATTTCCAAAGAATCAACGTCAATTAGCCTTACCAAGAGGCTAGGGTCCCTAGCGCCTTGCTTACTACCTTCGCTAATAATTGCTGCTCCACCAAGAGCCCTACGCATCTTAGCTTCCGCTTGCGTAGCCTTAGTGGTAGCTTCTTCTGCCTTACCCTGAGCCTTCTCTAGCTCAGTCTTATTCGACTCTGAAACCTTGTCATATTCATCGGCTTTGCGCTTGATGTCATCAAAGCCCTTATACTTATCACGTTCCCTAGCTAGTCTATCCCTAACGATAGCATCTAGCTGAGCTTGTGTGAAACTGCCATTACCTGAGCCTTGCTGCTCAATCTTTGTAGTACCCTGGCTTTCGCTGGATTCGCCAGCACTGCCAGTATTGGTGCCAGACTCATTAGTAATAGCCTGGCCACCTTCATTATCTGCCATTTGCTGCCATTCCTTATGCGCTCACATGTGGGGAGGTTACTCTAACTCCGACCGGAGTGCTACCTACCATACCTTGCTGGTCCAGCGTGGCAGTAGGTTGCGGTTCGTTCGGAGCACCATTGTTGCCTGCCGCACCACTATTGACTACCGGAGTTACCCTAATTGCATCTAGTTGAGCCTGCTCGGTAAGCCAAGCCTTGAATCGCATTCTCTGAGTCTCGGTATAGTTTAGGTCAATCCAAATCTGCTCATAGGGAATGCCAGCCGCTAGCTTCTTTACGCTAGCGTCAACATGCTGGCTTTCAGTACGGTACTCAGGGTCATTCCACATTACCTCGGAGTCCGTTATCTTAGACTTTGCAGTATCACCAAGTACCCTAAATCCAAGCCTGACCACTTCCTCTAGAGGGTCGTCGTATTCAACTTGATGACCCTTAGTCTTAGCGATTAGGCCCGTTTCAGTAGCGTTCAAAGTCTCACCACTAGGGAACGTGCCAGACTGACCTAGCAAGTAATGAGCAGGAGTCCTAGTCCTAGAGGCTAGTGACTGGACCCTATTCTCAATTGCTCTAACGTAGTTGCTTAGATCACTGGCACCAAACTCTCCGAACCTAGCGGCAGGGTCACCAGTGGTGAGCATTCTGTCTACGCCAAGCTTGAATAGCTCCACTGGCTTACCATCTTCGCCAATTGGCACATCAATACCAGTAACCCAGCGCTGACGAAATGCGGAGTACTCCGAAGCAATAAGCATATCCATGACTAGCTTATTGATTTGATCCTGAGTACTCATTACATCATGGAACTCCGAGAGGTAGTCATCCCTCTTTAGAGAAGTCCTATTCCTAATCGGAACAATAGGAACGGTCCCCAAAGGGTTAGGAATATATGCCTGGTCGCCTAAAGGCAAGTATTCGTTATTTCCCTTTGGCCTAATCCACTTCTCTAGATGGTCAGGGAAATAGAGATTTACCCTAATCTCTCCTGTCCATTCATCATGCCAGCGCTTGATAGCGGCAGTACGTAGGCCCGTTTCATAGTCAATAGCTACGTATACTTCATAGGGATGCTCTGCGGTTAGGAGTACTGGCTTATCCCTATCGCCGCTATTCCAAACCATAATGAAGGAGCAGCCAGTAGTAAGCACCGTATTGAATAGAGCTTGACTCCTAGCGTCCATACAATTGTATTGCCAGAACTTCCAAGCTTCCTTATCTGCACTTGTCTCGGTTGGCCCCATCCTAAAGCCCTGAATAGACAAGCGCTCCGATACAGCATCCACCACAATAGGGAGCCAATTGTCTGCTATAGCTTTGAACATCTTAGAGAAGTACTCTTGATACTTCACTGTAGACATTAGAGTAACACCGGCAAGCTGTATACCTGAGTAATAGGTTTCATACAACTGCGCACGTCGAGCTTGGATATCGAGACGAGCACCCAGCGCCTTTATCCACTCTTGACTATTGGTAGGATACGGCATAGTTATAGACCAATCACTTGGCTTAGACCACGAATCTTCTTGTCTTCACCTGCTGCTATAGCATCAACCGCTGCCTGCCTTGCAAGAATGCCACAAACCGCAAGGTCTATCTTATCATTGCTCTTAGGAGATACCTTGCGTGGAATGAAGCCGGGCATTAGTACCCCGTCCGCTTCGATAGTTGCACTGACTTCCTTCTTATAAGCATTGATGAAATGCTGCATAAGGGTGGCATTGTGGTCGTGCGGTTGCATTTCCATGTTGATGGTAGCAACCATTTCCCTAGTGGCATTAGCCATAGCAGTCTGTCGGTTGGTATACCAAGAAACGACTTGCGGCTTCATGCCTCTTTGCTTTGACTTCAAAGCATGATTCGACCACTTAGAGATAAGCTCCGTAATATAGGGTGGATCGGCCTAAATACGAGCCACCTTGAATCTATCTAGCAAATCAATGACTACGGAGTCAAGTTCCGATTGCATTTCTCTAGTGCCATTCTCTGTACCGTCAGGAATAAACGACCAGACATAATGCAAACTAAGGTCACTGAGCCTACAAATAACGACACCAGACATATCGCTAAACTGAGAACCATCAATGCCAAGGCAAATAGTATCACTGGTGCTAAGAGCGTCACAATGAGGGCAATCCCTAAGAGCTTTAGCATTGACAAGTTTAGCATTCCCTCCGCCGCCATAGCGATTTAGCCAATAGCGCTCGCCCTCCGAAGGGTCGGCCCTATAGCTAGACATCATTTGTCTAATGTTCATCCATGCTAGAGAGTCCCCAGCCGCTTCCTTTATGGCTTCTCTTAGCTGTGTATCTTCATCTGTATCCCAATGATCTTCCGCTTGTCTATGATCGTAGAGGATTGTGGAATCCTTATCTGCCCTATTCCAAAGCAATTCAGCGTAAGAGTCCTGGCCTACCATAAACATGGTAGTAGCGATGAACATTTGCGGATCACCAATAGCCCTCTTGGCTAGGTTCCGCTCGATAGTCTTCCCCATACTCAGTAGCTCTTGACCATAGAACAAATGCGCTTCATCAAGCCCCACAGCGGTAGGCTTACCGCCATCGTTACGAGCGCTAGAGCTAGTTACCATCCTCGCTTCGCCACTATTGATAGGGTTGGTAACTCGCTTCTCTGTAACCCTTAGATGCGCTGTACCCTTTGCCTCCGACGCAATGGCAATAAAGCATCCCCATAAGGTATCTTCTGCTTGATCCTCTGAGGTTGCCGCAACCGGTATATAAGGAGAACGTGCCGGTACTGGCAATATTTCTCCTTCTTCATTCCAGCCACCAAACTGACATCTTCCAGACAGTTTCCAATGAAGAATCCAAGCTACATCTTCCGTCTTTGCATAACCCTTGAGCCTGCTAAGAACGTTTATCTTTCTTACAAACCTCCCAGCCATCTCCTCGCATGAGCACTCGGGATCACTACACAGTGCTTGAGGATGAATGATTAGCGCTCTACAGTAGAACCTAACCAAGTCATCGGTCATATGTATAGGGTCACCTCTGACATCACCAGGACCATGACAAAGGTTGGCCTCTATCCACTCTACAGCCTCAAAGCCGAGAGTAGGAAAGGGCTTATCCTTAGGCCAAATAGGCCAGTCATTAGGCTTAGTAATGTCAGTAAGTGTCATGCCGGTGGTGGATCAATAGGAAGTGGTCCGTACGGTACAGCGAAACCATGTATAATTAGCAAACGGTTGAGCCAAACGCTATTGCCTAAGTACAGCCATGCTAGATAGCGCCCGTACTTCTCTGTCTTATCCTTTGCTGTACGAATTGTTAGCACTGTGCCAGGAGGAATTAGACCAGCAACGTAAGCCGCTGCGGCTTTACCTTCTTCCGTACCTAGCTCCGGTGTATTGATACCAGCGAAGCGCAATGAATGGTTATGGTAAGTGTCAAGTCCTTGGTCTATTTGAACGTGGACTGTATCGCCATCTGTCTCGGCAAGGACTGTAGCTCTATATTCGTACATTAGTCGGGCGGTGGCTCCATCGTCACAGTGTCATAAGTCGACACGAAATTATCGCCCTTTGCTACTTCATTTACTGGCTCATTCTTAGTGGTAGTAGGTGTGCGCATAGCCATATAAGCACCACCTAATACCCCCATTGCCGTAGCAGCAAGGTTGATGTACTCCGCAGGAGCACTGCCATTCTGTAATTGCAATACACCACTAATGATTAGGGCAGCAAGCCCTAGCAGGAATACACCAATTAGGACTGGCAAGTCTGCTAGTTTCATTTCTTAGACTTCCCTGCTTTGCTCATGGAGATAGCCACCGCTTGGCTCTGCTTATAACCTTCCTTCTTTAGAGTCTTGATATTCTTGCTAACTGCCTTGTTACTCTTGCCTTTGCTTAGGGGCATCATGCTCCTTTATTACCCACTCTAGTAGGCAGTGCTTGGAACAGAATTGCAATAGTTCTACGTCATTATCTCTCTGAACAAAGTACATGTTATCAGGAGTGCGATTTATGTCCTGGAAGCATATACTACAATCGCAATTCACTGGTAATCAATGTTCTTTCTACGTTCAACTACCCTCTTGCCTTCGCTAATTACTGAAAGGCTAGCAGGCTCCGTAGCAGGCTCTGTGCGCTCGTGGATACGCCAATAAAGGTTCTTCATGGCGACCGGAGTGAGCCCCATTGCATCCTCTATTCGCTGCATAGCGCTAAGCTCACCAGGAGTATAGATACCTGCTAACATCATCTTCTCATACATAATCATGTAGCGCTCTAGCATTGGGTGTAAATCTGTTTGCCAATGTGTTGACTGTGGAGAACGCCATAGCCTATTCCACAAGTCCTGAGCCCGCATGGACCATTGCCCATCATCATGCAACATATCGGGTGGCGTAGGCATTTCGGGAATGTCATTGGTATTACCTTCGGGAGGAAGGTCTATCCACTTGATAACTCTCTGATTATCGTCCGCCCTTAGCCTTCTAGCTGCATCGGGATCGGCTTGCCTACCGCTTCTACCTGGTACTCCAACCATTT